GATATGAACAAAAAAGTTAGTCGTGTCTTTGGTGATAAACCAGAGACTATTGTTGACTATCTTTGCAAAGATGAAATGAATGGCTTGCAAACTAAAAAGAAATTAGTCACAGAACCAACAAATAAAACTGTAAAGTTTATATCTAACTTCTGGTCACCATCTAAGGCAATTCAATTTGTAACTCATGGTGCTACGAATAAAAATGATTCGCCTAGCTATGTTTTTTATGAAAACAGAGATGGATTTAATTTCGTTAGTTTAGAAAGTTTGTATTCAAATCAAGTGTATCAAGAATTTACTTACGACAAATATACACGTGATGCAAGAAAAGGTGGTGGAGATTCTAAAAACGTCGGTGAAGACTATAAAAGAATCAGTACGATTAGTATTCCACTAGGATTCGATTACATTGATAGAATCAAGAGTGGTCTTTTCGCATCTAAGTTGATTTCATACGATTTAACTAAGAAACAATATAATGTTAAGCCGTTCAATATGTTTGACCACTTTGTTGGTGGTAAACACCTAAATGAGTTTAACATAGCTTCTATGAAGTCTATCTTCAGGACTAATTCTACATTCATCAACTATCCAAGAGCAAATTCTACATTTAGTGGTTTTGGTGATGCGTCGAACTATAGAAATGAGCAGAAGCGTTTATCACTAATTAAAGCTGCAGAAGCTAATAAAATTCAAGTAGTAGTTCCAGGAAGATGTGATTATACTGTCGGACAGAAAGTCAATATTAAATTGTATAAGGTCGAGCCATTGGCAAACAAGAGTGAGGACAATCTCGACAAAATGTTTTCTGGTAACTATATTATTGCTGCGATAAATCACTATATTAATCGTGAGGGGCACGAGTGTAATATGGAACTGATTAAAGACTCGCTAATGATGAAGATTGGAGAATAATGTTTTATACTGGCGTTGTAGAAAATAGAGTAGATCCTTTACAACTTGGTCGATGCCAAGTTCGTATTGTAGGATTACACACTCACGATAAGAGCCAACTTCCAACAGAGCAGTTACCATGGGCTATGCCTGTTCAGCCTATTGGTTCTGCTGCAATGAATGGTATCGGCTTCACTCCAGTTGGACCAGTTGAAGGCACTACTGTTGTTGTTATGTTCGCTGACCACGATCAGCAACAACCTATTATGCTTGGTACTGTTGGTGGTATCCCAACTGCGCCAAAAGCTATTGAAGATGACGATAGTGTCCTTCCTATCGATGGTGAGACAAGAACTAAAGATATTGTACTTAGAACTGTCGTCGGTCCAACTACTGGCAAACAATTAACATTTTATGATCCAGAGAATGGTAAAACTAATCTAACTTCTGCACTAAAAGCCAATATGAAAGTTGTTGGCTTTGGATTATCTGATAATTGTTACATCGTTACAATTGACAGCCCAACTCAAATAACAATCAGCGAAGTGGTCACTGGTTATGGTGAAAACATCATAACATTCCAAGACCCACCATCAAACTTAGCAGCTGTCACTCAGAGTAAACTGCAAGGTGTTCTTACAGATTCTAGTGGTAAACCTGTCACAGATGGCAGTGGCAATCCAATTAAAGCAGCTGCAGAACCTGCTTCTGCTACTACTGCAGCTACACCAACGCAAAATGCCACAAACACTTCTATTCCAATCATCCCACCACCAAAAGAGTCTCCAAATGCTTCTAAGTCTTCTGAGGGTATTAAGGCTCTTATTGCAGCATGTGATAAAGTTGGGTTGACTACTAAAGAACAGAAGTGTGCACTACTTGGTATCGCTGGTGGCGAATCACGTTGGATTCCGCAGTTAGAATCATACAATTATTCCAAGTCTCGCATCAAACAGATTTATTCTTTCTTAACAGATGAGGAAGCAGAAAGATATTCTGATGCAGCCAAGAAAGGTATGACTAGAGAACAATTCTTCTCAGTGATTTATGGACCAACAAAACGTGGTAAGGGTTTCCTAGGCAATCAAACTGATGAAGATGGCGGTAAGTATTATGGGCGTGGTTTTATCCAATTGACTGGTAAGGCTAACTATAAGCGTTACCAAGATCTAGCTAACAAAATGGGTCTAAACTTGGACCTGGTCAACAATCCAGATTCTCTAGATGCAGACATCAATGTTTCAGCGCTAGTTGCTGCTCTTTACATTAAAGATCGTGTACCAAAGGGTACGAAAGAAACAGACCATCCTGGTTATTTCTATGCAGCCAAGAAAGCTGTTGGCGTCAACTCACCAGATATCGCAGCGAAAAAACTTCAGTATTATGAATACTTCTACGGCAATCAGGCGACTGGTTCTGTAGATAAAGATGCAGGCGCACCACCAGCAACTCCACCGAAAGATTTTGATGGTACACCTGGACCATCTGCACAAGCTGCAAAGACTGGATCTAATAATACAGGATTCAGAGACCCAAATAACAAGTATCCGCTAAAAGACTACATCAATGAACCAGACACCAATCGTTTGGCACGTGGTATAATTGAAGGGACGATCGTTGAAAAGAAAGATGCCAATGTAAAGAAAGGCATCCCTAAAGCATACGATAGTGGATCTTGGGATCAGCCAATGCCATCATTTGGCGCAAAGTATCCTTTCAACAAAGTGTTTGAAACAGAATCTGGTCACGTTCAAGAATTTGACGATACTCCAGGACAAGAGCGCATCCATACATATCATAGAACTGGCACTTATACTGAGATTGATCCGAATGGTAGCCAAATAAACTATATCGTTGGCGACAGCTTCACCTTGATGGAACGTAATGGTTGTATTCACGTCGCTGGTGAGTGTAACATCACTGTTGAAGGTAACACAAACATCTTCGCCAGAACAGATGCAAATATTGAGGTAGCGCAGAATGCAAACATCCGTGTCGGTAACAACGTGGATCTTGGTGTTGCGAATGATATGTATGTTGCAGCTGGCGGAGACATCCTAATGAAGGCAGGTGGCAGTTTCAATGTACAAGCCACCAATATCAGTCAGAAGGCTGATGCTGTAAATATCGAATCTACTGCTGATATGAACATCCTCGCTGGCGGAACATTATCTGCAGATTACTCTGAAGGACAGTTCGGTAATGGTGCAGCTGGTGCTACAGATGTTGAATTGACTGCACCAGCTGCTGGTGACCCTCAGAATCCTGTTGTTCCATATTTAATTCCTCCAGAAAGACAGAGTGAAGAATTAGCAGCAAACGAAACACCAGAAGACTATGATACTCCAGAGGGGCGTAGAAACTCTAAGGAACAAGAAAAGGCAGGTGTTCCAGGTGCTCCTGCGCCAGCTGCAACAGAAGAAGCCACACCAACTAAAGGCGCAGCTGGTAAAGATGTTCCAGTAGATTGTAAGATCATTTACACTACTAAGAACTTCACTAACGATTACACCATCTCCAAGAATTTCTCTCTTGGTATGTTGATTGATGGTGGTGTTAATGGTAAACACAAACTTGTTGATCAGGTTCTAAAAGAGTCTGCGAATTCTGCTGAACGTGTATTTACTGTCCAAGAGATTGTATGTAATATGGCTATGGCAGCGCAAAACGTGCTTGAGCCATACCTAGAGGTTCTTCCAGGTGGTATTGCTGGATATAACAAACAATGGAAGATTTCTTCTGGTTATCGCTTAAAGGGTGTTGTACCAACAGAGTCTCCATTCTCCGATCACTGTAAGGGACATTGTTACGATATTGCTCTTATGCTCCCAGATCGTATTAATAAGACATATGCTCTAGTCCAACAATGTGAAAAGATTATTAAATATGATCAGATTATTCTCGAGTATCGTGCACCAGAATCTGTTTGGATTCACACTGGATATAAACCGCAGGGTAATCGTGGTATGGCTTTCACTATGGTTAACGATTCTACATACAAGCGTGATGCTAAGGGGCAACCAGCTGGTTTCTTCTTACTCGACACTATTCCCCCTAAGGCTAAGAAAGTGTAATGGCTAATTTAACCTACAAGGGAGCGATGAGTAAGGGACAGGATGGTGGTCCTGCTACTGCATTAAACACTAAAATACAATGCACTAAAAGCTATGTTGGTGGTGTTTTAATAGGAACTGTTGGTGATCAATTCGATCCACATACAGCTAATAGAACTGTACACCAAGAGAGCCAGAGAGAAATAACTGCTGGAGCTTCTAAGACTTTCTTCGAAGGTAATGCTGCAGCGAGAGTTGATGATCCGATAGCTGATGGAGATGCTGTTGCTGATGGAAATGCAAAAACCATAGTAGAGTAACATAAATAAGAGTAATATGGCACGAAACACAAGAACATTCTCCGATCTGGACTTTAATTTCACCGCTCACCCTGTGACTGGCGATTTAGTGCGCAGATTTGATGAAAGCGCAATTAAGAATGCGCTAAAGAACCTCATCCTAACTGCCAACTTTGAACGTCCATTCCACAGTGAAATTGGAAGTCCTATTAAGCGTTTGTTGTTCGAACCAGCAACACCTATGTTACAGGTTATGTTGGAACGTGCGATCACAGATACAATTAATAATTTTGAGCCAAGAGTCGAGTTACTAAACGTAGAAGTTGTTGTTAGCGAAGATGAGTATGAAGTTTATGTTACAATTGAGTTCCAGATTATTAATACAACCCAACCTCTCACTCTTGATCTAACTCTAGAGAGAACACGATAATGGCAAATAACAGAAAAATTAATGTAACAGAGTTGGACTTTGATAACATCAAAGACAACTTTAAAGAATTCCTAAAAGGGCAGTCAGAATTCCAAGACTATAACTTCGAGGGATCTGCTATGTCCGTCTTGTTAGACGTTCTAGCATATAACACTCATTACAATGCGCTATACAACAATATGGCGATTAATGAAATGTTCTTAGATTCAGCTAGAAAACGTAACAGTATCGTTTCCCTAGCTAAGATGTTAGGATACACACCTCGCTCTGCGACTTGCGCTAAAGCTATCGTAAACGTAACAGTTTCTGGTGGTTCTTCATCCCCATCTAACATTACCTTACCAGCATATTCTGCATTCACCACTCTAGTAGATGGTAAACAATATTCTTTCTATAATACTGGTTCTTTTACAGTAACACGTTCTACTACGACTGGTAATTATGTTTTCAATGATCTAGAAATTATTGAAGGTAATCCATTAAATTTCAAATACAATGTAGCTGAAGGTGTTCGTTACATTATCCCTAATGCTAATGTTGATATTAGTACTCTTAAGGTTAGAGTACAGCAGTCTGCGACCTCTTCTGTTTACGAAACTTGGACTAGATCAGATACAGTTGTCACTGCGTCAGCGACTACTAAAGCGTTCTGGGTTAAAGAAATTGATGATGGTTTATACGAAGTGACATTTGGTGACGGAAATATTGGACGTGCTCTAGACAACGGTAATGTTGTACACTTCGACTACTTCGTTTCTAACTTGGACGCAACTAATGGTGCTTCTCAATTCACTTATAATGGCGCTACTATATTGTCTGGCTCTACAGTCACTGTTGTGACAACGATGGCAGCGACTAATGGAGATGACAAAGAATCCAATGATTCTATCCGATTTAATGCCCCTAAATTTTACGCAGCACAAAATCGTTGTGTTACTCCAGACGATTACAAGGCTTTGATTTATGCAAATGTGCCGCAAGCTGCTTCTGTTGCTGTTTGGGGTGGTGAGGACAATAATCCTCCTGTTTATGGTAAAACATATATTTGCATTAAACCGAAGAATGCGACTAAATTAACTTCTGTAGAAAAGGCTAACATTGTTTCTACAGTTCTTTCTAACCGAAATGTGGTTTCTGTTATTCCAGAAATTGTAGACCCAGAGTACATTAATATTGCTCTTACAGTTAATGTTTACTACAATGAACAAGAAACTACTAAGACTGCTTCAGAAATAGCTACACTGGTGCGCCAGACCGTATTGTCATATAACGACTCTGACCTGCAGAAATTTGATGGTGTATTCCGTTTCTCTAAACTAAGTAAATTGATTGACGAGACTGATCCTGCTATCGTTAGCAATATCACTACACACCTTCTTCGCCGTAAAGTAAACCCACGTTATAATGTTTCTGCTCAATATTTACTTAACCTAATTAACCCAATCTATTACTCTGGTGTATCTGAGGGTGCGTTTTCTTCTACTGGCTTTTATATTGCAGGTAGCCCAGATATTCATTACCTAGATGACGATGGGTTACAATATGTTCGTTTGTTTAAATATGGACAGAACGCTACTAAAATTTATGTAGATGAACAAATTGGAACGATTGATTATCAAAAAGGTATCGTTGATATCAGAAACCTTAACATTACAGCATTGGCAGACGTTGACTTTGAATTGTCAATGAAACCTCAATCTAACGACGTTGTTTCTGCGTTGACTCAGATTGCTGAAATTGCAGTTGACCACTTAACTGTCAACGCTATTGCAGATAAGACTGCATCTGGCGACCTACGTGGTGGTTACAATTACGTATTCTCTTCTAGCAGATCATAATGATTACCAAACCAAAGTTATCATCTTTAGTCTCTTCTCAAGTACCTGAATTTGTACGTTCAGACTATCAGTCGTTCGTAGCTTTCTTAGAGGCTTACTATGAATACCTAGAAACTACACAACAGGATCTAGGTACATTAAGAGATCTTGATAAGACATTAGATTCTTTTATTCGTTATTTCAAAGATGAATTAGCTTCCAAACTACCTTATTCTACGGTAGAGCAACGATTCTTGATGCAACACATCAAAGAACATTATGGAGCAAAAGGTTCT